AGAGAGTATGTTGAAAAAGTAGCAGGTGGACACGGTGCTGAAACAAAAGGCGGCGCGGAATCTGCGGACAACAAAAAGTCAGTTGTTGATAACATGAAGAATGACATGGGTGGAACTACTGCTAACATCGCTAAAGGCGGTGAAGAGTCAGGTAAAAATGACGGTGGACTAGCAGACATTACACCTAAAGAAGAGAATGCAGGCAACGTTAATACGCCAGGTTCAAAGAATGCTACAAAGATGTCCAATGAAAAAGGACACGGCGCTGAGAAAAAAGGTGCTGCTGAACAGGCTGATAACAAGCAATCACTTTTCCGTGGTCGTAGATAATAGAGGAGACTAAGGTTGAAAACTAACCTACAAGAACATCTGAGCTTCGATCAGGCTAAAATCGTCATTGAGCGTGATGAAGGCGAAGGTAAGTCATTACACTTGAGTGGCATCTGCATTCAGGGTGACATTCGTAATGCTAACCAACGTGTTTATTCTTCTAAGGAAATTGATAGGGCTGTCAAGACGCTCAACGAACAGATTTCTGGGGGGTATTCAGTGCTAGGTGAAGTTGATCATCCTCAAGATTTGCGTATCAACCTCGACCGTGTATCACACATGATTACAAAAATGTGGATGGACGGTCCTAACGGCTACGGAAAACTTAAAATGCTTCCAACTCCAATGGGTCAATTAGTAACGACCATGTTGGAGTCGGGAGTGAAACTAGGAGTTTCTAGTCGTGGATCAGGCGAAGTAGATCCAAGTGGTAACGTTCAAGGGTTTGAAATTATCACTGTGGATGTGGTAGCACAACCAAGTGCACCGGGCGCCTATCCAACACCAGTTTATGAACACCTTATGAACAATACAGGTGGTTACGAGGCATTTAAAGTAGCACAAGAAGTCCAAGGCGACACACAGGCACAACGATACATAGCAGAGAGTCTGAAGAAAATTATTCAGGGTCTTAAATCTTAAGGAGAATCACAATGCTAGACTTTGTAAAACAATTGTTTGAAAATAACGTGATTTCCGAGGAAACTAAGTCGGAGATTGAATCCGCTTGGGAAACTGCTGTTCAAGAAAACCGCGACACAATCTCTACACAATTACGTGAAGAATTTGCAACGAAATATGAGCACGATAAGACCGCAATGGTTGAAGCAGTAGAAAAGATGCTTTCAGACAGAATTACTGCTGAACTATCTGAGTTTGCTGAAGACCGCCAGGGACTTATTGAGGCTAGAGCCAAGTATGCTAAGAAAATGAAGAAAGATTCCGCAGCAATGGAATCGTTCATTCTTAACAACCTTAAAAAGGAACTAGGTGAACTGCGCGAAGATCGTAAGAATGTAGCAGGCAATGTTGCCAAACTAGAATCTTTTATTGTGAATTCATTGGCGAAAGAAATCGCAGAATTCCATGCTGATAAGAAAGACTTAGCAGAAACAAAAGTTAAACTTGTTAGAGATAGCAAGGCTAAATTTGAAACTGTTAAGAAAGACTTTATTGCGAAAGCATCAGCAGCAATTCAGGAAACAGTCTCTAAGGGATTGCGTTCTGAAATGACCCAACTAAAAGAGGATATTGAGGCAGCTCGCAAGAATGATTTTGGTCGCAGAATTTTTGAAAGTTTTGCAAGCGAATATGCAACTAGCCATCTAAATGAAAAATCCGAAACGGCTAAACTTCTTAAAGTTGTAAAACAGAAAGAAGAAGCAGTTAAGGAAGCAGAAGCCAAAGCGGCTGAAGCAGAGAAACTAGTTGAAAGCAAAGATGCTGAAATTGCCCAAATGAATGACTCAGCGCAGAGAAAGGAAGTTATGTCTGAATTGATGCAACCACTTTCTAAGGACAAGCGCGAAGTTATGGGTGAACTTTTAGAATCAGTGCAGACCAATAAATTACACGCAGCCTTTGACAAGTATATTACAGCCGTTATGGAAGGTAATGTACCTAAGAAGGAAAAGGTAGCGTTGACGGAAGGCAAAGAAGTTACAGGCGATAAGAATACACAGGCACAAACAATCGGCGGAACAGAGCAAAAAACCGCTGAGATATTTGACATCCGCAGGCTTGCGGGACTAAAAGTTTAAGGAGAACAAACAATGTCACAACTATTAGAGTCACGCTGGTCAGAAACCAAAGACGCCCTTTTAGAAGGTCTTCAAGGTAACAAGCGTTCTGTTATGGCAACGACTCTGGAAAATACCCGTAAGTATTTGTCAGAGAGTGCTACAGCAGGTGCAACTTCTGCCGGCAACGTCGCAACATTAAATCGCGTCATT